GTCCAGTAGAGCGTGACATCTTCGTTATAGGCGCGGCTTAATTTATCGAGGCGGCGAAGATACATCGCGCGCTCAGCTGGGTCAGCGCTCGTGACTAGGACCTCGATCGTTAGATTGAAAGCTCCTAGGACTGTGTCGCCAACGATTGCGCCATTGACGCCAGGGATCGGGGTGACTGCCTGGCTTGCCTCGCTAGTTGAGCTGATGTCGGTGATATGGCCAGCCCAATTATCAACGGTCGGATCTGGCCCGATTACGACTCTTTCTTTGTCTGAGAACTCGAAGGTGTAGGTGTTGGCCAGCTGAAGCATCTATGCCGATAGTGCGCTCAATGGCGCTAATCGGCGCGCTAACTAGCGGCTTTAATCTGTAATTCCATCTGTTTATTCCAGGCCGCAGGATCAGGAGGGGCTGTGGTGTAGTTATTGACGATCGTTGGCGCTCTCTTAGAGCCTTGTGATCCAGTCGCGCCGGCTGTTGCCATTACTGATGCTGGTAGAGATGATGTATTGCCGCCGAATGAGCGCAGTAGATCGAAGCGGGAGCTGTTGAATGAAGCAAACTGCTCGGCTAGTGATGGACCTCCGGTGTCTGTTCCCGCTGCTGTCTCGCTAGCACTTGCCGCTGCTTCTGCTGCCTGCTTACGAAGTTCGATGATGTCAAGAGCACCTTCGCGAATCTCAAAGCCAAGCTGGCGGCGACGTTCCGAGTATTCCTTGCGAAACTCGTTTAACTCAGTCAGCTGCTCTGTCAGTTTCTGCCTCTTTGCTCCCCGAGATCTTGCTATTTGCTTTCTTAGGCGGGTTGCGTCTCTATTGGCATGCGACAAAGCACGACCAATGACTTTTGCTTCACTTTCGCGTGTCGTATTGATTCGTCCTCTCATCCGCTCAAGCGCGGCATACTCGGCTGTATCAATACCGTCGCCCGATAATTCATAACCGCGCTGTGAAATCGAATAGTTTCTTTCCATCGCCTCACGCCTACTCGCTAAGCGATCAGCTTGTCCCTTTGATCGGCGAACTCGACCACCTAGCTTGAATCCCTGAGCTCCAAGAGCGGTAAGCGCTTCAATGGCATAGCCGATGTTCTTCTTGCGATCGCCTTCTTGGCTGATTACCCACTCGTCTTTCCCTCCCTCGCCAGCAATAAAGACCTGTGGGCCTCCGGCATTTGGTCCGACTCTTCCTCCCTCGGCAAGACCGAGGAATCTCCCGGCAGAACTTGCCGCTCCACCAAGCGCGCCAACTACCTTGCCTACCTTGCTGTTTTCAAGTTTGCTTGCTTGGCGATTTACAAAGTCAACGGTATTTCGGACGGCGCGTCTTATCCAGTTGAATGCGTCTGTAATGATGCCACGTAGAGATCTAAAAGCGGATATGAACGGGCGCGTTATCTTTCCGCTAAGGCCACTCAGCCAACCGCCAATCTTTCCTGGCAGACTTTTGAAGAAGTCGCGAATCTGTCCCCAGCGACTGAGAATCAGCGGAACAGGGCCAAGGAAACCGCGCCGCGCTTTATCGACTATCCAGTCGGCTGCTTTACCGAAGGCTTTCTCTACACCCTTCCAGATGATCCTAATACGGCGTGAAATGACATCCCAGTTCTTGTAGATGAACGTTAGAGCCGCAACAATTGCAATTGCCGCAATAACCCAGACGTTCGCTTTCATTGCCATATTCATCATCTTAATTGCCATTGTAAGGCGAGAAATTACATAGATTGCGCCGCCAAGACCAAGTAGGGCGGCAATAGCTAGGCGCACAGGCTTGGGCAGACTCGCGAATAGGTTGACCAACTTCATTCCCTCTTGAAGGACCTTGGTCACTGTCGGGAGGTAGTCGGTGCCGAAGATGATCGCCAGGGTCTCGACAGAGCCCATGAAGTTATTCCAGTTCTCCTTGGCGTTATTCTGGATCTCGTTAGCGACTTTTTGAGATGTGCCCGTCTTTGTGAGTTGCTTTTCATACTCCTGCAGGGTCTTACCGCCAGCCTGATAAACGGCATTTAGTGCGTTGATGCCGTATGCACCAGCGATGTTCTTAAAGAAGCTTGCCCGCTGAGCGTTAGTCATCTTTTCGGTTTTGGCGCGCAGCATGTCTGAGATTTCGGCCATTGATTTCATATTGCCGGCCGCATCCTGGAAGCTAATACCAGCCTTTTCTTGAGCTTCTCGCTGTTTATCAGTCGGGTTCAAAATGTTCATTAGGGCGGATTTGAGCATTGTCCCCGCTTCTGCCCCCTTGATGCCACTCTTGGCCATTGCTTCAAGAGCCACCATTGTCTCGGTGATGCTCATGCCAGCGAGTCTCGCGAACGACCCGCCATTGTTTAGGGCGTCGGCAAAGTCTTTGACGTCGGCGGTTGTCGAGAGAGCGGCGGCTGAAAGCATGTCAGCGACTTTTGTTGCGTCGCTTCCTTCTAAGCCAAAGAGATTCAGTGCGTTTGCGGTAGTAGCAGCAGCATCAGCTAATTCCATTTCGCCAGCAGCTGCCATAGAAAGCGCACCGTCTAGGCCGCCAGAGAGAATCGTTGCCAAGTTCATTCCGCCCTTGGCCAACTCAGTCTGAGCCTGAGCTGCTTCGAGAGCAGAGTACTTTGTCACCGCACCTGCTTTAAGAGCTTGCTTCTGAAGACGGTCAAGTTGTGCCCCGCTCGCGCCGGTTGCTGATTTGAGTTTTGACATCTGAGCTTCGAAGTTGGCTGATGCCCTGCCAACAAACCTGAGCGCCATACCAAGGCCAGCGCCGACGCCTAAGCCAGTGACAAGACGACCAACTGATCCTCTAAAGCTCTGAGTTGACCTAGCAGCGTCCTGAGTTGCCCTGGCATAGCGACCATTTGCTTCGCGAAGCTTGCCTTGCTCGTCGCGATACTTACCCATCGCCGCGTCTGACTTGCTGATCTCCTTAGTGAACTTCTCAACCGATCCAGATGTCTTCTTGACGGCGCTATCTGTCTTCTGTGTATCGCTCGCTAGCTTTTGCTGTGCTCCGGCCGCTTTCTTTGCGTCGTCGACTCCGTCGTTGATTGATTTAGAGAGCTTGTCGTTTGCTTTCGCAGCCTTCTCTTGAACTTTGACAAGATCGCCCGTGACCTTGATGCTCTTATCGACTTGCTTGTCGTAGAGCTTGAAAGCGCGGTCATCGAGCTTTGCGCTTAGCTCATAGAAGACAGATCCAGCGTTCAGGGCCATAGGCCAAGCATGCGGTCCAGGTGCTTACACGGCGCGCTCTTGCGCTAGTAGCTGTTGGCGCAGTGACTGTGCCTTAGCCATCGCGGCGACTTCGCCAATATTATCTTCAGCGTCGATCGGCTCTTTCGGGATTTGTAGCCATTCATTTAGCTTGTCGTGTAGCCAAGCGTCATATTCCTGATCAGCGCGATCTTGACGGAGGATGTTCTTGCGTAGGGCAAGAAACTCTGCCCAGGGCACTCGGTAAAGAATTGTCTTGCGGTCCCAGCTGTATGCGTTAGCAATCAGATGGAGGGCGTCTGCTCTTCGCTCTGTGAGAGTGGGGTATCGCCGAGGAGCCCCTGTAGCGGGGCCGGAAGGTTTCCCGCCGATTTAATCCTGTCAAACTCATCTTTACCTACTTCCCAGGCAACGAGAATTAACTTGACTAGGTCGGCCGTCTTGCCTTCGTGCTTTACCTTGACAGCGATTGAGTTGAGGTAGGCATCGACGCCGCCCTCCTGATCTTCGGCTTCGGCCATCTTCGCGTTCTCGGCCAATACCAGGGCAAAGAGGGTCAAGAGCTCGGGGCGAGCAACCGCGTAGACCTTTGGTAAGAAGAAGCCAACTACTTCTTCCTCAGCTGGGTTGGCAGCAATAGTTAGAGGGCGTTGTAGCTGAGATGGATCTAGTCCTTCATTGATTACCGCAGTATGAAGCGGGCGAAGCTGACTGGGATCAGGAGCATCATCACCTAGCTCAGCCTCAATCTCCTTGGCTTTGACCTCTTCTTCAACAAGAAGAGCCTTAGTGATGACGATGTCGTTGTTCTCGCGGTAGTTATCAACATAATCAGCGAACTCTTTCTGGACGTCATCGCTGAGTTTGTCTAATACCCGGAAGATTATGTCGGTTAGGCGAAGAGTGCGATCAATCGACAACTCTTCAAGGGTGTAGACGGTCTTTCCTACTTTAATTTCACGGCCTTCAATACTCATGGCTTAATTAAGCCCGAGAAGGTTAATCCTCGCTCGTCTTTGGCTTAGTAAGCAGCTGAGTCGCCTGTCTTAGAGGCAACCGTGATAACCGCTCCGCTGTTTGGCTTGCGAGCCATACCAGCAATCGAAAGAGTTGCTTTATCACCGGCAGCATTCGGGTCGATCGAGCCTGTTTCAACCATGATGCGGTTGTTCGGGATGTTGATCGAGAGTTCGCGATTAGCTGACTGAACTAGCTTCGGATTGAAAGCGCCAGTGAAGACGGCGGTTGAAGGAGCAGTTGAAGCCGATGGGCTCGCTGTTCCGTAGATGTGCTGATTGAGAACTTTGATGGTCTCGTCAGTCACGGCCGTAGTGGCTGACCAGCTGATAGCGCCGCGCTTGCGATGAGCGATATAGGCGTTAGTTGAGTCTCCGTAGAGAAGCTCGATGTTGGTATCCACAGTCAAGACGAACTGCTCAACCTCGGGGATAGCATTGCCACTGTTTAGGCCGGCGAGTTTGATGTTGCCGACGCCCTGGGTGTGGAGGAGCGGCTCGCTATCGCTTGTAGTGGCGGCACTCGGGGCGCTTGTTCCGTTGCTCTCGGCTGTGATGGCGAGAAGGTCAAGCTTGACCGAGACAACACCAGCATCATGGCTTGATGTGATCTCGACAGAAGTAATGACACAGTCTGTCCAGGTGCGAGTGTCAATAACGCCCGAACCGGTTCCGACTGAGTCGATCACCGTCAGGTAAGTGAGGCCAGTGCCTTCGGTGATGCTGTGCGTGTAGGGGTTAGAAGCGCCAGTGACTGTGTCGGTTCCTGCTAATGCCCAAGCTAGAAGACGAGAGGCACCTTCGGGAGTGGCCTGAATCGTTAGTGAGCCTGTTCCGCTGATGCTCTTGACGAAGTCGAAATCATCGGCTCCCCAGGCTGATCCGTCGATGTAGTTGACTGCGTCAATCTCCTTAGCAACTGAGATGCGCCCGTCAACACGACGGAACTGATGAAATCCTGTGGTGGCTTTTGTTCCCTTGCCGGACTGCTTAGCAATTTGGAGGGAACCTTCGAAGGTGCGGATGGTGTTGGTAGGCATTTGGTTTAGTTCTCCTGGGTCTTTTCGACCTTAGTGTTGGCGGTTTTAGTCGGCGCGACTCCAGCAGCCTCTAAAGCAGCAAGAACCTCTTCATCCTTTACCTTGCTCAGCTCACTAGCTGACAATGTAAAAGCGCGGCCATCGTCGAGAACGATTGAAATTGAAGTCAGGGCCATAGGTTGATAATGGCCTTGGCTTTTATGTCTGGCGGGACTACACCTGGACAGACTTGCGGACCATAAAACGGAACTGGCCAATCAGGGTGTATGAGGCCGGCTGATCAGGTCCCATTAGTCGATCAAAGGGGCGAGTCCTAGTGATTTGCTCGACGCGTAGACCATCAACATTCGTAGCCTTCAATCCGTCGATGGCGTTGGAGATATTTAAACCGAGCTCTAGTGCTGAGCGCAGATCGGTAGCGCGAATAATGAAGTCGATGTCGATCTGGTCAACAAACTCACCGAAGGTCGGAGATGACAGACCTCCGGCATAACGAAGGGTGAGAGTTGTGCCACCTGACTCTTCTGGACTAGGAGCGCCAGTTAACGGATCGACATAACACTTTGGCTTATTGCCGGATTGCGTCGATGGCTTCTTGACTAGGTTCTGGCTAACCAGGTAGTCGCGGCATTCTTCGGCGATCAGAAGCATGCCTCAACTATGAGCCGATCTTGCGTCTGAGGCGCGCAGCTAGGTCTTCGGCGTATGCGGCTTGTTTTTCTTTTGCCGGCTTTTCTAGGTATTTGGCTTCGCCGTCTGTGTGTTTAAAGTCGATTCTCTCGTGTTGAACAGCGGCATAAGGGGTATCAAAGATAATGCGAGCTTTAGCCCCTTCGATTTCCCAGTAGCCCGATGCCCTTAGGGTTCCCTCTTCAAATGGAGCTCTTCTCTGCGCTTCGCCGGTCAAATCCATAGCGACATCTTGGAGCCACTGCTTCTGCTCTGATTCGATAATTGCCTTGATGCGGAATGTAGGTGTTCTTTTGATCTCCGGCTGCTTCATCTTTAGAAGATTGCCGCCGGAGTTAGAACGTGACGACAGTTGGGATGAAAGGGAACTAGGCGGTCAAGCTGCGGATACTTAGGGTCTTGTCCGCTGAGTGAGTATGTGTTGCCGTCATATGGAGAGCAGATTGGACAACTGTTTTTGTGCGCGCTAACCGTAACTAGATCGCGCTTGTTCTCAATTACTCTGGAGATTGTCGCATAGGTCGCAGCTTCTCGGGGTGTTGTCCTGGCAATTAACTCGGCGTATTTAGATAGTTGGAGGTTGCGGCCGCCAACATTAATGAGGCGGATACCACCGTTTCCTGTTCTGGTCACGCCAGCTCTGTTGAATGCTCGTTCTAACGAAGCGCTTAACTCTCTTCGTGTTAGTCCCTGACCAGCTGTGACTTGTTCTATTGATACCTGGCGGAAGATGTCGTCAGTGCGGCGTCCTACAAGCTGGGTGATGTCATTGAACTTGACCGTTGAGTTTTCAACAAGCAGTTCAATGCGCTTGCGATCGCTGTCATCGAATGCCTCCTTGATGATTTCAACGCCAGCACGACGTAGAATCTCAACCGCGGCAGTAGCACTTGCGGCATAGCTATTTCTGATCTCGATAGCCGTCGCCGCTGCTGATTGACTTTCTGCGGCTTGTAGGAGAGCTCTGATTGCCGCTTGACGTTCTCTTAGATAGTCGGCTTGATCGAGTGTCCCTGAGGCAATGGCGATATTGATTTCGTTGGCTATAGCTTCGTCAACAGCTTTGTAGAGGCTAGCTATGCGATCAGCAGTCTTGTCTGATGGAACTAATGGCCCGCGCTCTTTTGGGTCGATAGCCATTAGGCACGCTCCACGCCAACCTTTACAGAGCCGAGAGCATCTAATCCGACGCTGCTCACAACATCATTTGCTCTGTATGTGGTCGAGCTGCCGTTTTGCTTTATCGTTAGGTAGTCGCCAACTATTAGGCCAGCAGTGCGAGCGGTGTGATCAGGGACATAGATGACGATCTCTTTTGCGATCTGGCTTGTGTCGCCTGAGTAGTTGCGCATCTTCTTGATCAGGATGTAGGCGTCCTGGTCTCCTTCCCATCGGATAGTGCCGGCGGCATTGGTATCGAGGCCGTCAGCAACTCCGCCGCCTGCGCCTGCCTGGATCTTCGTCAGTCTTGCGTTGTAGGTCGGCAACACCGGTCCCTCCTACTCGCCCTCGTCGTATGCGGTCTCGAACCAGTTGGCTGGCAGTGAAGGTGCGTTAGAGATGCGGCCGCTCTTGCGAACTAGGCCAGCTTCGGCGAGTAGAAGCGAAGCCTTAGGAGCTACCAGGGGAACAGTGCCTTCACGCTTGAAGCCATCAGCCTCAACCTTTGCGAACTGAGCGCGAGTGAAGAAGCTAGGTCCCATCAAACGACGATAAGAGACTTGCTCAGCTACTGCTCGTTTTAATGCTGTTGCTTTGCGGTTTCCGAGACCGGAGGGCTTTAATTTTCTCTCTGTTGTTGAGTCCCAGGTGCCGGTATAGCCAAGGGCGTAGTCATCAATGTCGATCTCAGCTTGTTTGACTTCGTTCTCTGTGGCTGCCGCTGCTGATGCGTCTGCGAGTTGAAGAAGGGTGGTGATCTCGGTCGTCGTTGCGTAGGTAGTCGCCATGGCTTGATAATCAGCCAGGCGGGCTCAATCGGCGCAAAAAGAAGGGCCGCACTATGGCGGCCCTTCAATACTGCTATTCGCTACTGACTAGGAGCCAGCCGGGGTCTTGATGACAGCGAATGCCTTCGGGAAGGCGCAGCCGAGGCCAGCGCGCACCGTCCAGCGGTAGAACTGCTTATCCTTGGCGAATGCTTCTTCGCCACCAACGACACCAGCGTCAGTCGAGGCCAAGCGGACATCCGAGCGGAGGACCATTTGAGCCTGACGGAAATCACCGACAACGCCGACAATCTTGCTAGCGGCGCTGAGAGCGTTCAGGTGGTTGGAGACAGTGACGTTCAGGCCATAGTTGGCGCTGGACAGGTCACCGTAGACAGGCTGAGTTGTCTCAACCGTGTTGCGAGCGTCACGAATGTTCTGCTCTGCGTCGACAGTCCAGACAACACCGTTGGGGTTGTAGCCGGCCTGGCGGATCTTGGCGATTGCCTCAGAAACACCAAGGCGAAGCTTGTCGCCAGTTGTTCCGAGAGTGACCGAGTTGTCAGTCACGTCGCCACGGACATCAAAGTTGAACTCTGAGGTCAGGTTGGCTCCGGCGTTGAGGCCGAGAGCGTGAGCTTCCATCAAGTCAGCAAGAGCCGAGTCGACATCAGCCGAAAGAAGGCTGAGGACGTCCTGACCAGTGTTCTGATCTTCGAGCATCTCGTTTGTGATGCTTGTGATGGTTGCGAACTTCTTAGCGTTGATGGTGTAGTCGTCTAGCTCGGCACCAGTGGTCGAGATAGCGGCATTCTCACCAACGACATAAGCCACGGGGCGACCCTTGTAGAGAGGGAAGACCGTGTTCTTTGAAGCAACACGACGAACGCTGCCAGCGCTTTGAAGCTGTGACAAGAAGCCGCCTGAGCGGAAGATGCCCTCTAAAAGGGTCTCCGCGACGGAGTCACGAACTACTGCGCCACCGGCTGCCTTCGAGCTAGTTGCTAGTGGGTTTTGATTAGCCATGTTGATTTATTCCTCCATGGAGTTGGGTAGTTAGTTCAAGAGTGCGCCCCTCACTTATCGGTGCAAGAAAAAAGGGCCGGAGCCACGAAATGACCCCGACCCCGGTAATTCCTACCCGCTCAACCGACTAAATTAATCCGGTCTGCTTCAACCACATCAGGTCCTGATCGGGGCCGTTGCCGTCCCCATCAGATTCACCGGTTGAACTAGGAGAGCCGACGCTGTTAGGTGCCGGCGCATCATCAGAACGGAAGAGATAGGGATCGCTTTCAACTAGGCCATTAACGGCCTCAGCGATATCAGTCTCTTCAATCTTGTTGAGGTCGAGTAGGCGTAGAACCTTCTCGGGGCTATGAGCCCTTGCCTCAGCGAGAGCAACACGGGCCTTTGATGCTTTGGCCGCGATAACTGCCTGCTCTTGTGCTTTGGCTGCCGCTGTGCGCTGCTCATCGAGTTCAAGCTTCAAACGCTCAACCTCAGAGAGTTCAGCCTTAGCTGCTTCCTCCTGTTGCTGCTTAATTTCTTCTAGCTGCTGTTGATAAGCGCGATTCTTCTCGCGTAGCTCCTCAACGACAGAGAGAGGCACCTGGGCCTCTGTTTTTACTTCCTTGGTCTCCGGGGCTTGTGCTTCTGGCTCCGGGCTATTTGTTTCGTCAGACATAAAGTCCTCCATCGAAGCAGTTGATTGGCGTTTGTCTGGCGCTACCCAGGAGGCCTGCTTCTTTGCCTCTCCGACTGGAACCGCTGTCGTCTGCGTAGTTCGAAAGTGCCAGAGGAGAGGCAAAGTGCAGGGATTTCTCGCGTTAATCCTCGAAGGCCTGACCGACGATGTTGAAGTAGCGGCCATAATCGACGCCGATATGAACCTCATCGCCATCGATCTCAATCAGATAAGCCTCTTTGCGGATCTGCTCGTTTAGGTCGGGGTCATAGTCGAGGTCTAGTTCTTCCTCGTCGCGGCGCATCTCAATCGAGATCTCTTCATCGACTAGCTCCCAGAAGTGGGGATCGTCTCGATCAATTTCAAGACTGCTAAGTAAATTAATCATCATCTTCTCCTTTGTTCTCATATAGGCTTGATTGCCTATAGAGAAGAGGTAGATCCGATTAATTTATTTATCTAGTTCTTCGCTAATAGAGCGTGCGCGCCTAGCCAATCTCATCAGCAAAGCCATATTCAATCGCTTCGTCTGCTGTGATCCACCAGTCGGTCTTGCGCCACTTGCGCTTGATCTGAGCTGGGGTAAGAGTTGAGCGCTCGGCCAGGATGTCGAGGAGCTGCTTTGAAAGCTGCTCACAGAACTTGGCCTCGTCTTCAATCTCAGAGAGCTTGCCCATCGCTCCGGTTGAGATCTCGTGGATTAGGACGTGACTGTTCTTTCCTACTACTCGCTTATCGCCAGCCTGTAAGAGGATGCCGCCCATACTTGCCGCCATTCCTCTAACCGTGATTGTGATGTGGTGGCCCTGGTCGCGAAGAGAAACGATCTCGTCGTATAGAGCTAGGCCGTGAAGAACATCCCCGCCTGGACTATTGAGGATGATTTCAAATGGCTTATCGTTGTCCTGGCGATGCCACCAGTTGAGCTCGCCAATACAGTCCTCGACGCTTGAACTATTGACCGAGCCAAAGAAGAAGAAGCGGCCGTGTCGATCGGCGTGAGCTGCTTTTGCCTTATAGACGTGAGCCCGCTCTTTTAGCTCCATCTCCTTCGCCTTCAGTTCAAGCTTTGAAGCTTTCTCTTCGAGCTTGGAGATCTTAATCTCGTTTGTAAGCTGCTCGGCTTCTAGTTCTAGCTTCTTAATTTCGGCGGGATGAAGATCGGACATATCAAGAGCTTGCCCGAGCTGAACATATCTAGCCCGTTTTTGTCAGCTGATCAAACGGTATGTCCTCAGCTAGAAGCTCAATTAGCTTCGACTTCGGTTCAAGCTTCAATAGCTCTTTGAAGGTGACTCCATCGTGCTCCCATATCTTGCCGACGATACATTCCGCATCAACAACCCAGTCCTCATTGCCAACCCTGACGGCGTTATTGAACTGAATCTCTTCCTGCTTGACATCGTCTTGCTCAGATAGCTCGACACATACCCAGCAGAGCGCTTCATCTTCATAGTCGCTGCTAATCCAGGTCTCATAGCCAGCCTCTGAGAGCAGTTCAAGATGCTGCTCCATATAGCGATAGAAATCAGCTAGGTTCTCGCGCCTTTGCGGCGTAGGTCTTTTTTTAGGGCCTGGGCCTTGCTTGCGAGAGCCATATAGGAGATCGCTCGGCTTCTTCATTACGCCACCTTCATCTGCGCCATAGCAAGCGCCGGTAAAATAATGAACTCAATAAAGAACTTCTCATCGCTACTGTCGTTGTTTGGTAGCTCATTGATATCGATTAGCTCGCTCTCATAGTCAGTTATCCAATGGCCCTTAGCTTCAAGACGGCGCTGGCTTACCTCGATAACTAATTTATCGCTATCGGTATAGAGGCCATCTGGATTTCTTACCTCGATTAGAAAGCCTGTGTCGTTTGTCTTGTCAACGACAACCATCAACTCATCGCTCTTGGTATGGAAGGCATCGAGTGTGTATTCGTGCCTTTGATTTAGATAGTCGATTGAGCTACCTAGAAGTTCGGCAAAGTAATCGCTGAATGATTCTCGTTCTGCATCGGTCCAGGTATCGATCTCGCTGACCTGTAGATCCTGAGGGCGGCGGTTGGTATTTGGTCCTGGTCCTCTGCGACGCGGTCCATAGAGAAGGTTGTTTGGGTCTTTAGCCATTGATGTTCCTCCATAGCTGCGCATCGTCTAGCCATTCGATCTTGTATTCGCTATCGAGCTGATAAATCAGCTTCGAAGCGGGAGCTTCTTTGGCGAGCTCTGGCAGGGTCTTGTTGATGAATGTGAAGCCATTGCCATCGCTATCTACAAGATGGCCAGTTAGAAGCCATTTGCCTTTCTCTTCTCCAATGACCCGTTTAGCCGACTTGATTAGTAGCTCCTCTTCGGAACCCTTGGCCAGGTGATAGAGAGTTATCTTGTTGATCTCTTCCGAGTAGCTTGATGGGCGAGTGACCTGGTAATCAATCAGCAGCTGATCGTCTTGCCATTCGAGAGCATCGGCGATCTTTCTCATTTCGCGCTGCTTATCTGTTTGGGTCAGCTGATTGAAAGCGTCATAGCCAATGTTGTCGATTAGCTGCTGTTCAAGGAGATGATCCCAGCAAACCTCAGTGATTTGATCAACGTAGTAAGCAAGTTCGCGTAGTTCTTCAATCTGCTCGACTACTGGAAGCGGCTGAGGCCCTATGCCCTGTTTGCGTGAGCCATAAAGCAGGCCTCGCGCTGTTCTCTTCTCCTTGCTCATAGAGCAAAGATAAACCCGATTATTCGGGCACGGGCATTTTTTCCCACCATTCAGAACGGCAGTTGCGGCAGAAGCAGATAATCCACTCCTCATCAAAGGAGACAAGGACAACCTCGCCGCGATGACAGGATATACAGGGCCTAGATGGATCTCTTTTGATCGGCATCTAGCCGATAGTTGCTTATCAAGCGGAGGATTCATCTCGCCAGGTCTTATCTATCTCGTCCCAGTCAGGCTCTTCTTTATGCCAGTCAGGCTCGCCGAATTGCCAGGGATCTAGTCCGAGCTTTGCACACCAGTCAAAGAACTCGTCTAGATGGACGCCGATAGCGACCAGGAACTTGTCTACCCGCCAGAGGTCAGGAGTCGATCCTTCTACTCGCCAGCGATGTAGAGCTCGGTTATCGGTTTCCGATAGCTGCCGACCGTTGAACAGCCTTACCTCATCTCCCTCGTGATGTTCTTTCTCAGCGAGGAAGGCAAGGAAGGCTGTTCTGTTGATCGACGCGAGTGATACTCGTGCCGGAGCAAGGACGGTCATGCGTAGTGCTTGATCCTTGTCATTGCGTTCTCGTCGCGAGGCGCGTTCTTTTTGCGGCTGTTGAAGAGAACATCGATGATTTCCTCATCGAGCTCCATCACGGTTGAGCCAGCCGGCCGCATCCTCTTTACCTTGCGGTGGCTGTCTCGGTCATCAACAACGAGAGCAACGATGAAGTCCACCGCGTCCTCGCTTGGTGCCAGCATCATCATTCGATAGACGCTGCCGTAAACCGTTATCCGACCGGTTCCCATCTTGTAGACGAAGTCCTCATAGGCCTTCATCTGGTCTTTCTCATTTTCGAACTTCCAGGCGCAGTATCTCTTCACTGGTCGCCCCTTTCTTTTTCGTGGGTGTAAAACCACTATGGGGCGTTTTTAGACCTGCACCTGCAGATCTGAGAAATTATTTTATAGACGCCTGAGAGCCTCTCTGAGGGCGTTTGTTTGTTTAGTGCTAAATCGCCCGCCGAATAGCTTGAAAGGGGTCTGGTGAGGCTCTAATTGGCCTCTCAGGGGTCTAATTTGTCGCTTGATTGACGAAAACAGTAGGATTCTCGTCAATAGCGATAATCCGCCGCCCTATCCATTCAGCGACATTGCTTACAACGCCATTGCCGCAGGCCTTGTAGCGTCTTGACATAGGAGTCTTTTCGCCGTCGATTGCTGTCCAGTTATCAGGCCAGCTCATTAGTCGCTCACACTCGATAGGTGTGAGGCGGCGAACTTGTTCCTTGACTCTGGCCGCTGGATATCCTTGGCCAGGCTTACCCCCGCCAGTGGTCAACTGATAAGAGACTTCACTTTCTCTGACCTCAGCGCGCTGGTTCTCAGATACGCTCATCACCATATTGAAGCCATCTGAACGGCTCCAATCGTGGCAAGTAGTCTGAAGCGTAGACGCTACTTGGCCAGCTTCTTCAATGCCTTTTCTAGTTCCGGAGGAAGCTTCTTGCCACGAGCATCTGCCCGCTTCAAGATTCCCCTCGCCGCCCGCTCCGAGAGCAAGTGCCGCTCGCTCACCGTTGTCTCCAAGATGTCCGACAATAAATACTCGACGCCTTCGCTGGGGGACTCCGAAGTATCGAGCATCAACCACCCGCCAGCTGAGGCCATACCCGATTTCGGCCAGCGTTGAGAGAACGACGGCAAAGTCTTTGCCTTTGGTAGCGGAGAGAAGTCCGACGACGTTCTCGACGAGGAGCCATTGCGGCTTGATTTCGTCTGCGATCCTGGCGAACTCGAAGAAGAGCCCTGATCTTTCTCCTTTGAGTCCTTTACCTTTGCCCGCGACCGAGAGGTCTTGACAGGGGAATCCTCCGCAGAGCAGATCAACACCGTTGGCGCTTGGCTGCTCCCCGAGTTGGCTGCCGTTAGCGTTGGGGATACTTCTTTCTCGTAGCCCAGACTTCCCGCCTTTGCGCTCTTGCCCGCTATGAATGCTGCGGACATCGTCGAAGATGTAGGTGTTTGGCCAGTGGTGTTCGAGGACGCGGCGGCACCATTCATCGTTTTCTGCTTGCCAGACGATTGACATTCCTGCCCGTTCAAGTCCAAGGTCAAGTCCTCCGACTCCTGTGAACGTCGATCCGACATTCACGAGTCCGCCCTGTCTGTCTTATCCGCCACCTATCGAATAAGCCAGAGAGATATAATCCCCGCCCGCTTTTAGCCATAGAAAAGGCCCGGCTGATTAGACCGGGCCTTAGGAGAGTAACTATTTAGCGCTAAATTAATCCGAGCCTGATCTTGCCAGACATCAGCGCATCCTCATAAGCGCGCCAGACAATGAACTGAGCGTCATCGATGTCATAGCCGAGAGGGGCAACGCGTCCTTTCTCGCCATAGTCATAATAGACCTCCTGCGTGAGCTCTTCGATCACCTGGTAGCGCTCTTTGAAGTCCATCGAGGCCCAGTCTAATTTGGTCATCTGTTCGATTAGGTCATTGGTCTTCATTGTCAGCCTCCTTTGCTTCGAGGATGTCCCACTCCCATGCGTCGGGGTGTATTTCCTGCTCGCGAGCATCTCGTTCAGCTGTTCGATACTCGTTCCAAAATGTTTGAACTTCATAGTCGTCCATCTCTTCCTCCTTGTTGGGCTTGATTGCCATAGGGAGAAAGTGCCAGAGCACTACTCGCGCACGGCTGTTTTCATCTAGATAGTTCGTTGAGCAGGATTGCCAGAGCTAGAAGGAGATAAGGAGCAAGCTCTTTAAGCATTCAGCTCAGGCAGCTGTAGAGGCGGCAAGGCCGCGACTGCCTGGTTAGCTGCGTTATCGATTGAGAGTTGAGCGGCCTGCTGTTGGGCGTCGAGGCGAGCTTCTTCCTCGTCTAGCTGAGCCTCATCCCATTCAGGATTAAGACGGCGAATAGCTTCACGGCGGCTCATTACTCCGGCCGCTACTGCCTTAGTGACGACATCAGCAGTCTCAGTCTGATCCTCAGGCATACCGTCTTGAAGCTCAACCGAGATAGGGCTCTCGACATCTGCCCACTGATAAGCCGGCTTGATATTGGCGCCAGAGCCGACAGTGATCGTGTCGAGCTTGGCCGCCATTGATAGAAGCTCAGAGATGCCCTGCTCGAAGTAGTTGGCCTTCGCTTCCATAACAGACGCGGTATGAGCCATCTTCAATTTGAGAGCAACACCAGAAGCTGAACCGCCATTTAGATCACGGCCAAGGCTTTGCGGGCTAATGCCGGCCAGGGTTAGCGTTAGATCGAGGAGGGCGTTCTGCCATTCGACGTGCTGGCCAGCGTTCCAGTCGCCAGGGGTCGGTTGAAGGATCGGGCTTGATCCATCTTGTGTATGGCGCTGATTGACCCAGACGATCTCATCGTCAACGAACTCGCCTGACGTTTGAAGCGACTCGTCCATGATTAGGCGCTTACGAAGAAGGCGCTGCTGATCTTCGGCTGATGTTGCGGTCTCGTTGAGAGCGAGGAAGAGAGTCTCTAAACCTCGGTAATCAGAGATGCCGAACGGGCTATCAACCGTCCTATCGTTGGGGATGTAGGTGACCAGCAGTTCATTGAGGCCTGTTAGCTGTTCTTCTGGCAGCTCGGCGGTTCTGTGATGAGCTGATAGCGGAACTAGGGCGCCGATGTCTGTATTTGAGCCCTGATAGAGCTCGTAGCGAATAACTCCTGGCTCGTGGTGCTCTAAGAGGCGGAAGATGGTTCGGCCTTTACCTTCCCACTCTTCGACGATTGTTGCCGCTACTAGCTCATCGACATTGGCGAAGTGGGGGATAACACGACGCTCTGAGACAAACTGAACGGTCGGGGCTTTTCTTGACTTCGGTGTATTGGGCGAGCAGCTGACCTTTCCATAGACGCCACCCTCTGATGATGAGATATAGGCGGCTGCTCTTGCTCTTGCGTTGAAGTCGTTGAGAAGCAGGATCTGATTTAGCCGCTCCTGATCATTAGCGTCAGCGGTAATAATTCGCGGCGTCTCGCCGAGGATCATGTGAGCAGCCGTCAACGAAATGCGACGGGCCCAGGGAGTGACGATGTAGCTATTTGAACCGCCTCCCATTCCCTGAGCGGCAGCCATTGCCCGGACATAGGAGGGGTTAGCTTCGCGGAGAGCGGCGTAGCCTTCGAGTAGTTCCCATCTGCTGCTGACTGACTTTGGCGGCCAGGAGTTCTTGCCTGCTGCGCCTCTGATTCCGTCGAGAATGCCCATGGCTTGATAATCAGTCCTCCGGGGCACTTCGGCGGCCCGTCGCCTTCTTGTAGAGCTGGATGAAGTGATCGAGTCGGCAGAAGACCATCCACTCGCCGTTGTTCTTGCGATGAAGCACTAAGGGCATGCGGCCAGGCTTGCGATCGGCCTCTGCCTGCTTCATCCATTCGTAGAAGCGGGTGTTCTCCTGGCGCTTGACTTCGAGATGGAGTCCAGGCGGACCCATTACATCGCCGGGGAAGTTCTTATTGGCTCCTGAATAGGGGGTGCGAGCGGCTTCTTCAAAGCCCGCAGCCTTGAAGATGGCGACGATCTCCCTCTCGCCTCGACCACCCTTGTCTTTTGATTTGCGCCCCATTTGGCAAGAGTGCTTGAGCTGAGCTCGATCTCGCCGAAAGCTCGCATTATTAGCGGGGCCGCATATCTCATTAATTTATGGACGCTGGCTATTAGCGAGGACTAATCAAATAGGCCTGTTTTGGCCTTTTTGCATGGCCTAGCCGGTTTGCAGCAGATCGCGACCTATGGTTCTCGGATGAACCAGCGAGACATTGGTGATGTGCTTCGGCTGATGAGAAGGTCGAAGCGCTTGACCCAGTCAGATATGGCTAACCGGATGGGGCTCAGTCAAGGCCGCATCTCTCAGATAGAGAAGGAAGGACCATCAAAGACCCAGCTGATGGTTGATTGGGCGAAGGCTTGTGATGTTGTCCTTCGTGTTTCCTGGCGTTCCCTTGCTCGGGTAGGAGATAAGACCGATCCCCGAGTGCGACGGCTTTTGTATAGATAGCTGCACCTTTTGTTATCGTCGCGGCTATGTCCGCTACTGATAAGGCGAAAGCCGAACTACAAAAGGCCTTGAAGGCCGCCAAGTCTGATGCCGCTGAGGCTCAGAGAGAAGTTGAAAAGATTGAGAAGGCTTTGGCCTCTCTCGGTGGGGTAGCTCGCCGCCGTGCTCGCTCTGTTGCTGGTAGGCCGGCCAAGCGTTCAGGCGCTAAGCGTGGTCGGCCTGCTAAGAAGGGTGGCCGGCAGGATCAGGTCCTCACATACATCAAGAAGCATCCTGGCACGAGCTCGGGTGAGATCGCTAAGGCGTTGAAGATGAATCCATCGGCTGTCTCTCAGATCATCAGCAAGCTCAACAAGGAGAAGGCCATCAAGAAGGACGGGCGGAAGATAAGCGCTAAGTAGTTAGGAGCTCGGCAACCTGGCCGGTGTGGTCTTCCCAGCGCTTGACGATTACATCGCAGTAGGCCGGGTCGAGCTCGACCATATATCCGTGCCTGCCTAGTCGTTCGCAGGCAATCAACGTTGAGCCGCTGCCGGCAAAGATATCGAGGACGGCATCGCCATATTGGCTGCTGTTTTTGATTAGCTTCTCTAAGAGGCCGACTGGTTTAGTCGTTGGGTGAAGCTCGCTCTTATGCGGGCGATCGTGCTCAATGACGGTGCTTTTGTCAAAAGCTCCATACCATTTGTGAGCCGCCCCTTCTTTCCACCCGTAAAGGATTGGTTCGTGTTGAGATTGATAGTCCTGCTGGCCTATTACAAATTGGCCCTTAACCCAGATAAGGCACTGCCTTGGCTTAAGGCCACAGGACCTTAGTGATGCTTCAAACTCCATCCTTGTTAAGTCAGGATGAAAGCAGTAGTATGGCGCACCGCCGTCTTGGTTTTGACTGGCAACAGCAAAAGCTGATAACAGAAAGTTATTTAGCTCCTTGCCCACAAGTCCATCGTTAGCAATCGCCTTTCTATTACCGCCATCAAGTTCATTAGCTTTTTCGGAGTAGCTAACCCCATAAGGCGGATCGGTAAGAAGTAGATCAGCCTTGCGTCCGTCCATCAGCTTCTCGACGACCTTGTCGTCTGTGCTGTCTCCGCAGATGAGGCGGTGGCTGCCTAACTGCCAGATATATCCTGGTTTAGTCGTTGGCTCCTCGGGTGGCTCGGGGACATCGTCGGGGTCTGTCTCGCCTTCCTTAGCTGCGTCTGCTCCAAGTTCTTGGAGGATGCTCGTGATGTCTGCGTTCGTATAGCCGGTTCCTTTGAGGTCTTCAAACTCTTTGAGCAGCTCGACCAGAACAGTGTTCTCGTAGGTTGCTACGTCATTGGCCCTGTTATCGACTAGGACAATGCGGGCCGCTTCTTCTTCATCAACCTCGACATAGGTTGCCGCGATCTTCTTCCAGCCGAGAGACTTAGCGGCTTTAAGCGTGTGGTTTCCGGCTAAGACCTCGCCGGTCTTCTTATTGACGACGATCGGCCGATACTGGCCATTAACTTCGAGGCTCTCCTTGATCGTCTCAACATCACCGCGCCGAGGGTTCTTGCCCCTGGGCTTGATCTCTTTGATGTCGATGATCAGATCTTTAAGTGTCTCGGCAATGTTCTCGCTCACCCATCAAAGAAGCCAGAGTAAAATAATCCTCGCCCGTTCTTAGCTTTGCCGATGCGTCCTATCCCATCTGGCCATCGGCTCACGTAGAGCACACAAGAGAGCGTCGTGGGCGTGGTCATCTCCCTTCTTAACCTTGCCCTCGTCGTCTTGTTCGAGGCTAAGTAGTTGCCGCTTTAAGTTCTCGCAGCTCTCAGCTATCGCCAGAGTGCCGTAACCCTCTGCTTCTTTGGTTCTGCTCAGTAGATGGCGCAGGAAGCCAACTAGCGGCCGCTTGCTCTTAGAGAAGACAACTGCATGCGTTCTCAGCCTTGGAGCCAATCGGCCAACGGTTGGGGCGATGACATTGCGATCGGCGCTATCGAAGAAGATCGTCTCTAACTGGCCGCAGCTATCAGCTAGCTCAATAGCCGAGAGGATGAACTGATCGGGGTCTGGACTAGGTCCTTCGGCTACATACTCGCCGACGACTTGAAGGTTGAAGCGCTTATCGATCTTGATTACTACCGCTGAGGGGATGCCGCCGTAGTCGATACCGAGGAAGACTTCGCCGCGCTTATCGTCTGTCTCTCTACCTAGGGCAGCCATTACGCCATCTCGGTCATAAGCCTTGCCTTCTGCGTCTCCGTCTAGTGCTTCTCCTGGTGTAGCTGGATACTCGCGCTTGAACTTTGCCTCACCCATAGCGAGAAGAGTTCGCTTTGCCCATTCATCCGACCAGTCCGGGTGCATCGTTCGGTCGATAAAGAAGCTTGTCCAGGGCAGCTCACCAGATGCTGCGCTATCCCAGAGCTCGGCGAACTTGCGGCCCTTTACTCCTCGACCATTACCAGTAGAGACAAGAATTAGCTGGCCGTGATCAGCCGCCGGTAAGACAGCCGAGATTGTTTCGTCTGGATCTGCTGATCCTTCAAAGACAGCAGCCTCATCAACGATCGCTAATGAAGCGGTCTCGCCTCGTCCACCAGCAGTAGGGGGAAAGGAAGCGATCGACGCTCCTCGGGCAAACTCCAACTCTTCGGTCGAGTCCTGGCAGGGTAAGCCGGTGACTGAGTTAGTGAACTTCTCGCCAGCTTCTGGCCTTAGATAGCTAGGAAGGTGGCCAATCTGCTTGCGGCACTCTTTTAACACCCGCTTAGCCGATCGGGCTTCTTTGGAGATGATAAGAACGCGGCCGCTCTTACTTTCTTCGTTTAGTCCTGCCATCCAGACGGCATAAGCAGAGATAAGAAGCGAGACGCCCACCTGACGCCTTTTAAGGACTATTAGAGGCTCTCCGGTGCCCATAACGGCCCCTAGCTCCATCTGCCAGTCCCAAGGCGTTAGAGGCGCTCTACCGGTTCCCTCACCAGGGCTATGCGAGACATAGGAAGATAAGAAGAGCTCCCAGTCTTTGCCGACTCTTCTTCTTTCAATCTCTTCAAACTTCTCGCGAAGCTCTTGATCAGAGGCAAGAGCAATAACCGCATCATCTGGCAGTAAATTAATCCGTGCAGGCATATAGCCCGCTGGTAGCGACCAGATAGCGCGCAGCTGATGTTCAGCTACTTTCCTTCTTAGTTCTTTCTTACTTGCCACCCGTTAAGGGTGCCTGATGACTCGCTTTACTGCACGTCTTTCAACTGGCCAGCCCTTAATGATTTCGATAGGAACCTGTGGTTTATCCTCGGTAGGAATAAGAACGGTGTAAGCCTCTCCGCCTGGTGTAGAGATCAGAACCTCGTTCCTAGTCAGGTCAATTCGCCAGATCTCAATCGTCTGTGTCTGGATGCGCACCTTCAAATAGGCGCGAACCATCAGCTCCAAATGCTCGATGTCTTTGTAGCCAGTAGTCGGCAGAATCAATGGCGGAGCCCAGGGGACTAACTGACGATCCTCCATCAGTCATCTCCGATGCCGTGTTTCGATAGATAGGCAAGAAGCTCATCATCAGTTAGCTCGCTGACTGGCTTTTCTTCTTTGTGCTCGACAGAAGCTTCAATCTTCTGTGTTCTGCCGTAGCGCTCGCCGGCAGTGCGTTCGAGATACCAGGCAGCTGCTTGCCAGGTTCCATCCATCGCCGCCTTGTTGATAATCGCTACTGCTCTGGCCTCAGCTTCGGCTCTCGCCTTTTCTATTGCCTCTAAGAACTCGATACAGCTCTTCTCGCGAGCGTTTAGTTTTCCCTTCTTCTGCTGAGCTGCTCGCCCTTCTGCCATCCAGTTGTAGAAGGTGGCCGGGCTTATCCCTGACGCCTTTGCTGCCGTCTCTGAATAGTTGCCGGCTCTGATTAGATCAATGATCTTTTTTGTGCGCTCTTGATCTAACTTTGTTGGCCTTGCCATAGGCCAATAGTGCGCTGAAAGTCCCTATCTGACAGCGATTTATCTTATGGAGCAGCCTGATAGTGCTTCATGATGCGGTCTTCTGAAAGCTGGCGTGAATAGAAGGCGAGCTGATCGATGTCGATATTTGCTGTGTCTGATCCTGTTGGCTTCTTGCTCCAAACAGAAAGATCACCCACGGAACCTGGGTAGTGCCGTGTAAATGCTTGCCCCAAATAGAACTGACCGGCACTTGCAGCCGATGTAGCAAGTCCATCTGTAAAAGCCCCATTGACACGCTCACAGTGAAGGACACCATCGCAATACATCCTCTGTGTGCCGCCATTAGAGGCGCTTGATGATCCAGTGTTAGTGATTGCGATGTGATGCCAGTTGAGCGGGTCAATGGTCCAGGTGCCGGATGAGTAGGCACTGACAAAGAGCGAGCCGAATTGATCGTAGTTAAAGCGGAAACCAGGGGAACCGCCGCCGATCGTGTCAAACCAGCCAAGCCCCCATTTAAAGCTGCTTGATGAATTGTTGCCTTGCAGCCAATACCAACTTTCAGCTGATAAGCCGCGAGTAAGTCGAAGGTCATACTTGACCCAGCACTCAACTGTCCAAGGCTCCCGCGTAGGAAGGCTTACGGGGTAAGCAGCTGAGTCAGGCAGTAGCGCCTCCCAATAGGTGCCGTTGCTCAGTGCTTGATTAGTGCTTGAAGTGATAGCTCGATACCAGACGTTATTAGCGTCATAAACACAGTCGTTAGCGACGTAGTTAGTTCCGCTGTTATATGACCCTCTGTCTACCCATCCGGCGCTAGTCGGGATTGTTGCTGTTGTTATTGGCGTTGATGAAGTTGTCTTAGGAATCTTCAGTGCTTTTGTCGATGCTTCGTCGTTAGTCAGTGGGCCTGTATTCAAGGTGACCGGCGGAGACGCATAAACACCATCAACTGAAGCGCCTTTGCTACCAGCATTTGGCATCGATGTCGTGCTTTGAAACTTGAACCAGACATCGGGGTTATCGGCCGACACCTGAGCCATGTAGTCAGTAAGGCTTGCCGTGTAAGGCTCTGATATGACTGTGATCCAACCAGGCTTCATCTCAATCACCTCACCGAGTAGCCGACATAAACTCGGCCACTCGGATTACTGATTGAGACCTCGTAGACATCGCCAGCTGCCAAAGTCACGGGCAAAGTGGCGGATGATCCGTTTTTCTTACGCCAGTCAACGGTGTAGGAGTCAGCCGGCTTGATCTGCTCGTCGTAGATAGTCATCGCCTGAGTAGCAACGAATCCCAGAACGCGAGTGGTCTCATAAGGTCCAAGGACTAAACCGCTAGCGGCTCTCTCAACCAGGACCTGCCAATAAGCCGAGTTAGCGCCGCTATCGGGGTCTTTGTTGGTATTTGGCGATTGGATGCATATGTAAGCCTTGCCCGATCCACCTGATGCCACGTCGCGGTGAACGGCATCATTGACCGAGTAGGCAGTGGCACTTGACCAGTTGCCCTTCCAGGTGAT